ACATCGGACTTCTTTAAGGAGAAAACAAAATGGGACGTCCTCTTAAAATTAAAAAAATTACCGAAGCTAGTTACAACTCTAGTACCGGTGCAAACCCTGGTGTCGATATTGGTTTCAACGCATTGATAGGTTTAACAGCACCAGTAACACCCAGCAATGTATGGACTGGCACAGAATATCTTGGTGTAGTTGGCGGTGTACAACCTACAACAATTGCTAGTACAGCTTATCCAATTGTCAAGTGCGAAGTAAATATTACCAACAGTTCCAGCGGTCAAACACCTGGATTGATTATTCGTCAAAAAGGTTCACGCAAGTTCTTGGTAGCTACCACAGCTGGTATTGATCCAGAGAATGCTGTAATTGGTGGATCACCATCTGTAGCACTACGCATCCGTGTAGTTGGAGACACCAACTGGGCAGCTATGGGAGCCCCAGCAGGCTACGGTGTAGGTACAGTTTTTACACCAACAGCGGCTTCTGCTGCAGGCACCTCAGGTACAGCTCAAGAAGTTGGCATCTGTGTGTTGCAAAATGATGTAACTCCTACAGCCGGCAACATGAGCATCAGTTATTTCAGCAACGACTCAACAGAAACAGCAGTCAGCAAATTGACCAACAAGTTCTTGCAGAACTTTGCTGGCGGTTGTGCAGGCGGCGGAGCTAACACTGGTGATGTTTGGAATCCAACTCTGGTTGTTGACAACGTAGTATTGGCCGACAACTTCTTCAGCGACGAAGGCACAACAGCCAAGTCTGGTGCTGAGATTGACACATGGGGCACAAACGGATCTGAGCAATTGGCAACAGGTGCATTGGATCTAGCAATTGTAGAAAATTACACAAGCTAATTTTGTTGTAACCCTAAAATCCCCACAATAAGTACTGTGGGGATTTTTTTATGACTCGGGCATTTATATTAGGCAATGGCATCAGCCGCCAAACCGTTGATCTAAATCAACTACAATCGTTAGGCACCATCTACGGCTGTAATGCAGTCTACAGAGAATATACTCCGGATGTGTTAGTGTCTACTGATCGACCAATAGCCACGCACATACAAGAATCCGGGTACAGTGCCCAGCATAGATTTTATACCCGCAGACCCATACCGGGCCTAGGCGCACAAGCAGTGCCTAAACCATATTTTGGATTTAGTTCTGGCCCTATCGCTACTGCACTGGCAGCACAAGATGGGCACACCTGCATATATCTGTTGGGATTTGACATGGGCCCCACTGCAAACAACACTATAAACAATTTGTATGCCGGCACAGAATTTTACAAAAAAGTGGATGCACCACCCACTTTTACTGGAAATTGGATTAAACAATTGTGTCGCATTGCAAAAGACTACCCTACTGTGCAATTTATACGGGTCCAAGGAGCAACTACAGCCAAAATTGTTGAATTAGACATTGTGCCAAATCTTACACATCTTGATTTAACGACCTTTGTAGACCGCATAAATAACAAAAAGGATCTATAGATGGCAACCTATAAGAATATTAGCAATGATTGGTACATTACCGTTGACAGCGGCACGGGTACAATTTATATTGACGGAAACTTAGATGTTAATGGTAACATTACCTATGTTAGTGATATTGCTGTAAATGACGCATTTCTTATTGTGGCAGCCAACAACACTGGCACAGTTCAGGACATGGGTTTGGTTGCTACCAAAGTAGCCAATAGTTCTTATGCAGGTCTTAGATTTGATGTTAGTGCAAACACTTGGCAAATCAGTAGCAGTGTTTATGGCAACGGAGCCCCAATTGCACCATATCAATCTATCACATCAGGAAACACGGGTGTTCCCGGCGGTAACATTTACGACGTTCAGGTCAACAATGGATCTGGGTCATTTGCGGCCAATGGCAATTTACAATACAATCCGTCTACTAATAAACTTACATTAAAAGGTGTACAGGTATTAAGCAACATTGGAACAGCACCCACCGCAGTGGCTAATTCGGTATCAATCTATAACAATGCACCTGGATCTGGACAAACAGGATTATATGTAACAGGCAACACAATTGCCACAGACGAAGTTATGAGTTTAACTCGTGCAAAACTTTACAGTATTATATTTTAAGGAAGAATTATGGCACTTACAACAGTATTTGTTACAACCACTGGCAACACAGTTTATACCAGCAGTGGTAATACAGCAGTCACTTGGCTCAGTTTAAACAATTGGGGCCCAGCAAACGTAACAGCAAATATATTCACAGTACCCAACGGTGAAGTAGTGGGAAATATTAATCAAATTGCGTATTCATTGTTGTTACAAAGCGGCGACACATATCAAATTTATTCTGGTAACGAAAAATTATTGTTAAGCAACGGTGATTTTGTCAGTGTTAATGCAACCGCTAACACTGTGAGCTCGGTCACTTCTTATACCTCAGTTTAATGGGTAATTTTTTAAAGAATCGTCAGCTACAGTCTGGCAGTAGTGGGGTAGTCTTGCCCACAGGCAGTTCAGCCACACGACCAGACAATGCTCTTTTTGGTATGATACGCTACAATACCGACACTGGCTTTTGCGAATGGTTTAATGGAAGCATTTGGCAAAGCATGGGAGTTGGCGGAGTAATCTCTTACACAGTGGATGATTTTACTGGCGACGGAAGTACAACAGTGTTTAATATGAGTGTGGCTGAAGATACAGCAACTCAACTTATTGTATTTGTGGGCTCAATTTACCAAGAAGCTAACATAGCCTACACTGTTGATGGCGGATACGATATTGAATTTACATCAGCACCACCAAATACCGTGCCCATCAACGTAATTCACACCACAAACTAATCAACTAAATATCCTACACAGGGATAATCTATGGCAGTTAATTATGTAAAAGGGCAGATTTTATCAGGCATTCTTGAACGAGACGGCATTGATATTGCCATTGCCAACGCTAATGTTGGAATCAACACAATAACTCCTACGGTTGCCCTAGACGTCAACGGCAACATTCAGGCCAACAATCTTTCAATTGTTAGTAATGTTGGTGCTAATACGGCCAATATTACAGGCAATGTTGTAGTAGGAAATGTCAGTACTGCTGGCAATGTGGCCACAGGAAATCTGCTTACAGATAATCTGCTTTATGCCAACGGAGTACCGTGGGATCTGGAAAAACCCGCCGGCAACACCACAGAAATTCAATTCAACGACAACGGTAATTTTGGTGCCAATGTCAATTTTACATTTGATGCAACGGGCAATCTACTCACAGTCAATGCCACAGCCAACATAGCTAATGTTAATGTTGCCGGAAACGTGGCCGGCGGCAACATACTGACCACTGGTGTAGTATCTGCAACAGGAAATCTCACAGCCGGTAACGTTAGCACAGATGGCAATGTGTATGGTAACAATTTGTATGGTAACAATTTGTATAGCACTGGAATTGTCAGCACAACTGGAAATGCTATTGCCGGTAATATACAAACGGTTGGCCAAGTCACAGCCACAGGTAACATCACCGGCGGAAACATCCTTACAGTAGGCGTGGTCAGTGCCATCGGTAATGTACAAGGCGCATTTATTTTAGGTAATGGTTTTTATCTAAATGGCGTTGCAAATTCTGAAACAGCCAATCGTTTGGTTAATGGAACAAGTAATGTAGATATTCCAGTTACCGATGGCAATGTGATTTTTAGTGTTGGCGGTTCTAGCAACATCATAGTGGTAGCAACTTCTGGTCAATACATCACAGGTGTTAACAGCGTCAGTGGCAACATCACAGGCGGCAACTTAACCACTACCGGAACAGCTAATATTGCTACTCTTGAGGTAACCGGCAACACCACCAGCGGCAACATTCTTTTTGGCTCTGGTATTGTCAGCGGAACTGGAAATATCTATGCTGACACAATATTTGCCAACATAGCTGGAAACATTGATGCTGCGGGCAATATCAACGAAGTGCAATTCAATGGCACGGGCAATATATTAGCGGCCAGTGCAGGATTTACCTTTGATCCGGTTGGCAATGTGCTTACAGTTAACGGAAATATTAGCGGAGCTAATCTCAACACAAGTGGCACAATTAGCGCCACAGCCAATGTGATAGGTGGCAATGTTTTCACTGTTGGTTTGATTACAGCAACCGGCAATGTCACAGCCGGCAATTTAATCACATCCGGCGTAGTTTCTGCAACTTCTGCAAACTTGGCCAATTTACACCTGTCCAATACCACTATAACCACAGACGGCACTGTTGGCAATGTTGTTTTACAACCCACGAGCACAGGCATAGTTTATGTTAATACCACAACAGGCATAGCTGTTCCTGTAGGCAACACTGACCAACGCCCGAGTCCAGCAACCACAGGAACTGTAAGATTTAATTCTACTCTGGGTAGGCTGGAAGTTTACGATGGCACCGAGTGGGATGCAGTGGTGGCTGGTGTAACTAATCAGATACTCTACGGTGACGGATCAACCATTACATTTACCTTGAATCGCTCAACTACCACAGCCGCCGCTCTGATTATGTTAAATGGTATTACACAGGTTCCAGACCAGGCATATTCTATGGTTCCTAATCCCAGTGCAAACTTGGTGTTTACAGAAGCTCCTCAAACAAGTGATGTAATTGACATTAGATTCTTGTAAAATCTCTGCTAAATTAACAATTTTTACATCCTAAAATAAATATAATACACCCCTCTAGACCACTGCTGTCTACCTAGCAACACCGTCGCTCCAGGGCGAAAATCGTCCAACTTTTCGTGTTGCAATATCCAAAATCTCCAGGCCTTGGTAAATACATCATAGCCTTGTATTTCTATGGCTAAAAAGTTTTGATTTGTTGGGCCGATCCCGGCAAATATGCGATAAAAATTGCTAACTGGAGACCGCAATGGCTGTTACAAGAATTAATAATAATCAGATAACTGATGCAAGCGCAGGTAACGTATACCTTGGTATTAATGCAAATACTAAAATTCAAAATTATTCTATTACAGCAGGTAAAATTGCCAATAATTTAACCTACGGTAGCGATCTTACTGTTGCAGGTAACTTGACAGTTCAAGGTAATACCACAGCCATTGACACCACAATCACCACTATTGAAGATCCAGTTATTGTATTGGCCAGCACACAAACTGGTGCTCCGGCAGTGGACATTGGTTTTATTGGCCAACGCGGCACCAGCGAAAACATTGCATTTGTGTGGGACGAAAGTGCCCAAGAATTTGTTACAGCATTTACTAGCACAGATGAAACTAGCACAACTATAAACATAACTAGTTATGCCAATGCTCACGTGGGCAACATGGTAGTAGGCGGCACCACTAGCTTAACAGGCAATGTAATAGGCGCAGCAAACTTCACTGATACTGTAACCGGTGGAAATTTACTAACTCCAGGATTAATTTCAGCCACTGGCAATATCACAGGTGGCAATGTTTCCACTGGCGGATTGATTACAGCCACAGGCAACGTCACTAGTGGCAATATCTTAACAGCGGGATTGATCACAGCCACAGGCAACGTTACTGGTGGCAATATCTTAACAGCGGGATTGATCAGTGCCACAGGCAACGTTACTGGTGGCAATGTGATTGCAGGCAACGCAGTAATTGGTAATATTTCATTATCGGGCGACATTAATGTAGCCAATGTAACAGCCTCAGGATATGTATCTGTAACCGGTAACGTAATTGGTGGTAATTTAATTACATCTGCACTGGTCCAAGGTGCAACAGTCAGTGCTACTGGAAATTTAGTTGGCGGCAATGCCAACATTACCAACGCAGTCAACTCATCTACAGTCAGTGCTAGTGGCAACATCACTGGCGGCAACATATTAACAGGCGGATTGATTTCTGCTTCCTCAAATATTACGTCTAGCGCCAACATCACCGGCGGGAATATCTTAACAGGTGGACAAGTAAGTGCCACTGCCAACGTAACCGGTGGCAATTTGGTTTCTGCCACAGTTACCAATCCTACAGCACTGACTGTCAGCACAAACACTGGCAACATCAATCTATCACCGGCTGGCAACGTTGTAGTTAACAACGCCTACGTCAATGGTTTGCAATTGAATCCGGTACAAGACGCTGACGCAGCCACCAAATACTATGTTGACAACATGGTCAGCACTGCTATTTCTTTTCACGAAGCAGTCTTTGTATCCACAAACACCACCTTGGAAACAGCCACAGGTGGAACTATTACCTATGCTCAGCCCAATGGTGCGGCCAACGGTATTGGCGCAACATTGACCACAACTGGTACATTTACCACAATTGATACAGGCAACGTTCAGACCGTGGGCACACGTATCTTGGTCAAAGATCAGGCCAATGCTGTACAAAACGGTGTGTATGTGTGGTCGAACGCCACGGTAATCACACGTAGCTCAGACACCAACACCTATGGAGCAGCCAATGCACTTGCTTTGGGTCTCAATGACTACTTCTTTACAACCAACGGTAACGTCAATGCTGGCTCTGCATTTATTGTTGATGCTCCAACTACTCCTATCGTATTTGGTACCAGCAATATACAATTTGCTCAGTTCAGTTCTACTCAGGTATACTCAGCCAACACCGCAGCTGGTTTAAGTTTAGTTGGCACAGTATTCTCAGCCAAGGTTGACAACAACACCACAGCATTTGATAACCTTGGCAACATTTCAGTCAAAGTTGGCGCAAACTTAACCACACCCAACATTGGTGCTGCAACAGGTACAAGTCTAAGTGTCACTGGCACAGTAACAGCGGCCAGCACAGTGGGCGGTATTATAACCGGATCAAGTGCCAGTTTAAGCGGTACCGTAGATGCTGGCAACGTTCAAACAGGTGGACTAGTAAGCGCCACTGGCAACATCACTGGTGGCAACATACTTTCTGGCGGACTTGGCTCGTTTACTGGTAATGTGACCGCTGCCAACTTTATTGGTAACATACAAGGCAACATTGACGCAGGTGGTGCCAACACCAACATCCAGTTCAATGACGGTGATGTTTTAAATGGCACCGCTGGATTCACATTCGACAAGACCAGCAATTTGGTCACAGTGGGTGGCAACGTCAATGCAACCAATTTCAATGGCAATGTGTTTGGCACTTCAGTCAGTGCCAGTGGCACTGTAACAGCAGCCTCAACAGTGGGTGGTGTCATAACAGGATCAAGTGCCAGTGTAACAGGTACTGTAACAGCCGCAAGTGTAGTTGGCGGAGTAATCACTGGATCAAGTGCTAGTTTAAGTGGAACAGTCACCGGTGCCAATCTTGCTTTAACCACAGGCTCTATAGATGGCCCAGCAGCCGGCAGGATCACCATCAATGGCTCAGACATTGACACTGACTTTGCCGTAGATGGCGATACCTTGGCCAATGTGTTCTACGTGGATGCCGGAACAGGCACAGCCAGTTTTGGTACAAGCACACAAACAGTCAATGCCATTGTGGCATTCAACGTAACTTCATCAATCTTGGCACCGGTTGGAAACACTGCACAACGTCCAGCAACGGGCGTTACAGGTATGGTGCGTTTCAACACAACCAACAACAATTTAGAGTTGTATGACAACACTCAATGGGTAGCAGTTGGTGTACCAGAGTTCACGTTGATTACGGATGAACAGTTCAACGGTACTGGTAGTCAAACAGTGTTCACTTTGGGTGCTAATGCTACAACAGCTGGAACAATTGTTAGTATCAACGGTGTACAACAGATTCCGGTTACAGCCTATTCTGTAACTGACACAACATTGACATTTACCGAAGCTCCAGAAGTTGGTGACTTGATTGATGTTCGCATATTGACTACAACAACCTCAGTGACCAGTATTGCCAACAGCAGTGGCAATGCTGTTGTAGCAACAAGTGAAACTGCTGCATTGGTCAATGTAACTGGAGACCTCAGTGTCAGCGGAAGCATTTTGGGTGGAAATATCAATAGCACTGCTATTACATTTGGCACTTCAAACGTGGCTGTGGCCAGCTCGGGCGGTAATGTTAGATTCAACATTGGCGGAACTTCAAACGTCATGGTTGTTGGATCTGGCAATTTGGTTACCATTGCCGGTAACCTCAGCGTCACAGGCGACGTTGTTGCTCAAAACGTCAACAGTTTGTCTGATGCAACACTCAAAGCCAATGTTGCACCGATAGACAATGCTGGCACGGTTGTTGATGGATTAAACGGTGTAGGCTATGACTGGGCAGATGGTTCCGGACACGCCTATGGTATGATTGCTCA